TTCAACCCAAGAGCCAAAATCAAATCGTCTTGACCCCAAGGGGATATAAGTTCAGAAGTTTCGTTCCCTTTTTCGCATTGCACGACACATGAGCAAGTCTTAAATTGCTCCAAGTGTCATCGCCACCCTTTGCAATCGGTATGATGTGTTCTCTCGATGGATAGTGAGCACCAACTTTGAAAACTCCGTGCTCCCATTTTCCATCAGACCAATCGCATTGTCCTCCGCAGAGATAGCAAGTGCCGTTGTACTTCTTATACAAAGCATTGAGTGTCGCATCCCTATCACGCTTCACACCTTTGAGCCTTGCTTCTCGTTTCTTCTCTGCCTTATACCAAATCTCTTTACAGTATTTGTATGTCTGCTTCTTTCTCGACTGCTTCAAGTGCTCGGCCTTGCAACTGTCGCACAACTGTCTGTTGTTCGGAATCAGCTCACCACACTCGCAGAACCTAAACCCGATCTGCTTTGTCGCAAGTCTTCTCTTTATCCTTGCGTTAATCTTCTTGGCTTTCTGCTTCTGCTCGGTTATTGCTTTCTCTGTCGCTGTTGTCTTAACAGAACAGACTTCACAATGCCCGGCTCTTGCACACTTACCTCTGAATGAGATTGAACTGACTGACTTCTCCGTTCCGCACTTCACGCAACGAATGGTCAACATCCTTTCGCCATTTCCTGAAAGTTCACTAGCGACCAACTCAAATTGACCGCCAAACTTCTGATAGACTTTCTCATTCCAATCAATAAGTGTCTTTCCTCTGTTCCATCCACCCATAGTCAACTCCTAGTGACCAATTCACCATCAACAAACTTCCACCGCTTTTCCTCTCGCTTTGTCTTGTGCTCATCGTTATGGCAGGCCAGACACAACGCTTCAAGATTGTCAAACCCGAACATCAGCTCTGGTTTGCCGTAGTTCTCATCCGTCAGATAGATCTTGTGGTGAACAATATATGCAGGCTCGTACAATCCCTTGGCCAAGCACCGCTCACACAAATGGTTCATCTTCTCCAAGTATGCTTCCTTGCATCTCAACCAAGCGTGTGAGTTATAGAATTGTTTTGCTGTTCCTCTATTCAGATTCATAATGTCACCAATAAAAAGGCACCCACAAATGTGAGTGCCAAGAAAGACGGAATAATGACTGTGGTTGGTGGATGTCGTGATATTCCTACTAGCATATTACCTCATAACCTAGTTCATTGTGGTTCACTCTTTATGCCATACATAATATCCGTAGTTCTCATATGGTATTTGGAGCGTGAAGCCTTTGTACCTCTCCAAGAATATGTCCTCGGTCAGATCGTCTTGTATGTGTTCCTCATACGGATTGCCATATAATGCTCCCTGCTTGAACTTATATGGAACCGCAACGATTATCATGTCAGCGTGTTCCTTTGCATACCCGATGACCTTCTGGGCATCCTCAATGCTCATATGCTCAATGATGTCTCCAAAGATAACTAGGTCATAGTGCAGGTATGTGACTTCCCTAATGTCCTTGGGTATGACCATCCTATACTTATGCTTCAAGTCATACTGAATGACATTCGGCATCCATACCTCAACGGCATCCATCGTCAGATATTCTCCCAAGAGATCCGCATACTCTCCGTCACAAGCTCCGACATCAAGACACTCTGCTCCCTTTGGAAGATGCGTGACCACATACCACTTTACTTCCGGTTTGCCTTTCTTATAACTGCTCATGTCTCCTCCCTCTCGGAGAACTCTTCAAGTTTTCTCCAATACATCACGGAATCCTCTCGCATATAGTTGTAGAAGTAGATTGGTTGATTAATCTGCGGAAAGAGATCTATCTTGTGTTCCTTGAACATATTTTGAACCCACTCCACATCGTCATCGTACTTCCTAGAAGTGAACTTGACCGCCTTTGCCAAGTCTGCTCTCCATATCCATTGCCATACTGTATAAAGGTACTTATGGTCTTGGAAAGAGTTTGAAGCAAAGTTCACTCGGAGGTATGTGTTGTTGGGTGATGCTTCAAAGAACTCCAAGACCTTCTTGAAGGAATAGTTGTCAATCAACCAATCGTCTCCGTCTAGGAGCCAAATATAATCACCCGTTGCAAGCTCGATTCCATCATTACGGCCAAGGCCGCTTGAATGGTAGTATCTGTCTTTGATAATCAGGTGCTTATATGATGACCTCAAATACTCCTCAATGATTTCGTGTGTTCTGTCCTCACAGTCATCGCAAATGAAGATAGGCTCAATCTGATCGTGGTCATACTTCTGATATTTCAGAGAGCAGAGAAGCGGCTCGATATACTTCTCCAAGTTGTGTACCGGAATAACAAGTGATAGTTTCATTCAGCAATGACCTCCTGTGGAATAAATGGACTTACGGCATCCAGAGCTTCTTTCAAGTAATGAAATGTCCGTGTCTTTTCGTAGTTGTATGCCTTGCCAATCTGTTGCCAAGACAGCCTATTGATGTATCTTGCTTTGAGCATCCCTCGGAGCATCGTGTCATCAACCTTGTCAATGACTGTATGTGTCCTCACATTCTCTGCCGCCAATGAGTGCATCTTCTTCTCGATCTGTTCTGTCAAGAGACTGTATTCGATATTCTTGCTCTCTGTGGAGTTCTCCCCGTTCTGGGTAGGAATGTGCTCTGCATCGTATTTCCCTATGCCCGACATTGAGCCGATTATCTTGTCTCTGCGGTCAATGAGCATATTTATCTCAATGTCTGCGTTCCACATCCTAGAAAGCCAAGAGTGAGCGTGATACTGTTCATCCGTCATGTCTTCTTCCCCCTGTTTGTCCAAGAGATAGTGACCAAGGTCAGACAGATTATTGCTGTTATAATGATTGCTTTCATTTGGAATCACCTTCTCTCATATCTGCTCCACAGTTAGGGCAAAAGTTAGATTTATTTCCTTTGTAATGACATTTATCACACTCATAATGTTCATTTGTAAATTGCCAACTTTTAATATCGCATATTTCAAGCCACTTGCCTTGTGGTCTTTCATTGTCAAGAATATCAACAAGAGATTTAATTTCGTTATCCATAATGCCCTTTATTTTGTTATGATGTTTAAGTGGTATAGCTTCAACTGTCGGGGCATTGTCGATTAAAGAACATTTATGAAATGAATTATCTAAGCTATACCATCTGCACTTTTTGCACTCAATATGAGGGCAATAATTATCAAATTTATCCTGCAAAGCCTCACGGCTGATTAAATCGTTGTTCATGTCATACCGCCTCCCAGAAGTTTGGTGTAGAGGTCATCAACAATGCCGGAAATGTCCGTGTCCTTGTGAAGCGTTCCGTCAACATAGCCTTTCTTGTAGCCTTCATCAAAACCTCTCTCATAGATTTCCTTTAATGTGAGGTTCTCACAGTTGATATAATTGCCTTTTTCATCAAAATGGTTCTTCATTCCTTTGTACCTCCGTTTGCTGATACCAATGCGATGAGCATAATGCCGAATAAAACTCCGATGCAGAAACCTGCCATAAAGATCAAGATTGCTCTAATCATTTGCCGTTTCTCCCTTCGATAGTGTTTGAGATAGCGGTCAAGACTGCACTAATGACGATGCCCAGAACAAGACCGCCACCAAGACCGACCCAAAAAGCAACAAAAGCATCATTACTCATTCCAACTCCTCCCAATCAATGTAGATGCTTGCCTTCTCTGCGTAATACTTCTTGATGTGAAGGTTCACGATCAAGGCATCATCCTGAAAGAACCCGACAGACACGAGAGCATCTATGCACTCTTTGGCCCAATTATCGAGGTCGGGCCGTGTGTCTTTCACTTTTCCCCACTTGGCCCGTTCCTTGATGTCAAAGTAGAGAACGATAAACAATCTCACGGGTCTGTCAATGGGTTTCTTGGGTTTATGAGCTTTGAACTTCCATTCAAGGGTCTGTCTCATCGAGGAGACTTTTGCCTTCTTGAAGTGATGAACATACGGAACCCTCTTGTCTCCAACGAACTTGTACCGGATGCACTCACCCTTCTGTTGTGCCGTTCCTTTCGGCATCCCTTCCTCAAAGGTGATTATGAATTTGTCTCCCATAACTCCTCCTAGATCTCAAAAGGCAAGTCACCCTTGACGGGTTCGGAGGGTGCTTCAACGGGTGCTTCTGCCGCTTCTGGCTTCGCCTGCGACTTCTGCGGCACGAAACCGACCTTGCTAACTAGAATGAATACACCCTCGACCTTGGTGCCGTCTGACTTGGTGTAAGATTCAGTTTGCAATTCACCCGTGACCTCGATAGGGTCTCCCTTGCGGAAATACTTGACCATAAACTCGGAGGTCTTGCCGTATGCCCTGATCGTGAAGAAGTCCGTTGTCTTGTTCTGATCGTGGCGGTCAACGGCAATCCTTGTTGAGACATAGTTCGTTCCGTTTCTAGTGACCTTTACTTCAAGGTCATATACCAATCTGCCTACTACTGCACAAATATTCATTTCTGGTCTCCTCTCATGCGTGTCCTCTGAATTTCAGAGTGTCTTCGTTGTCATCAATCTTGTGGGATTCCCGTCTGGCTTCTTCTCTTCGCTCACGCTCTATGTCGAGTGCTTCCGCTTCTTTCAAACGCTTGTAGTCTTTCAACCAGAAAGCCAACTGTTCGTGTTCTTTTCCGCATTTCTCAACAAGGCCGCCTTTAATGTGTGGTATCCTTTTTGCTTCTTCTGCCGTCTCTTCATAGTGCTTGATTGCTTCGTCTAAAGTCATCATTTATTCACCTCTCAAAACCTAAAAAGTCTCCGTACATTTCTTCCTCACGCTCGATGATGTCTTCAATGAGGGTTTGGAGTTCGGCTCTGGTCTTCTTCTCCCGTTCCGGGTCTTCAAGGCGGTTATCGGTCTTGTTGGTCTCCTCAAACTGTTTCAAGATCTCCGCTCTCGGTATCATGGACTTGATCTCCGCTATGGTCGGGAAGAAGCTCGACTTCTGCATATGGAACTCTGCCGCTATCTTGATGACATCCGCAGGGTATTCCCCAAGAGCATTGACCCAGAGTTTGACTTCTGACATCGGGTCATTTATCTTTGCGTTCTTGTAGTTCTGCCGTAAGATGGCAAGAATCATCTTTGCTTCCGTCTCTTTCATAAGTCACCCTCCAAGAGATCAAGGAACTCATTTCCGGTTGTGGCCTTGGGTTTATAGGATGGTTTGTCCTCCCGTTCCCAATATCTGATAGAAGCCTTCCAATCCTTCATCGGGTTCTTTCCGACTTTCCATCCGTTTGAGGAATAATGGTCAAACCACTTCTCTGGGTCAACGCTGTTGTTCCTCTCTTGGCAATACGCTTTGACTTCTTCAAGAGATGGTGGGGAGAATCGAGAGTGTGCAACAACATCTATATCTACACTCTTACTCTTACTCTTACTCTTACTCTTACTCTTACTCTTACTCTTACTCTTACTCTCGTTACTATTCGTCACGCTCTCCGTGACGGCCGTCACATTTTCGTGTGACGTTTCGTCACGCTCGGCCTTTTTCTTCTCTCTGTACCTCTTGGCTCTTCTGGCTTCGTCTGAATCAGATGCAGAACCGATCATTGACACGACTTTCGGAAGAAAGAATGTTCCGTCATCGGTCTGTTCCAACAATCCGAGGGTTTCAAGAACTTCAAGACCTTCTTCAACTATTTCAAGTTCAGTACAGGTTATGACCGAGAGCATTTCAGGACAGTACGGGAGAGCATCAGAGAAACGGAGCTTGCCTTCGTGGTCGATAGATTCAAGCATCAACTTCAAATAAAACAAGCAAATCTCCGTTCCGTTTGGAGACCCTTCAATAATCCGGATGTCATGCCGCTTGAAGAAGTCTTTTTTCAGTTTCAACCAATAAAACTTCTTGCTTTCCATAACAACGCTCCCTTACTGCTTGATGAGACCTTTTGCGTATTCAAATGCCGCCTTGAACTCTGCATTGGTCGAAGTCTTGGAAAGGCCGCAGGTCTGGGCAATGGCATTGGCATCAAGATTGAAGTCTTTTATCAAGGAACGAAGCATAGATCTGTAATCCTGTTCGGTTATCTGCGTAGAAGTGGGTCTATTTGCCGCCTGCTTGCCGTCAGATTCGCTCGGAATGTCCTCACCTGCGTAGATATATAAACCAAGTCCGTGCCTTGCTACGGCCTTTGTGAGCGATCTCTGAATGGTCTTGTTGACATCAAAGGATGTTACGGAACCCAGAGGGATGCTCCTGTTCTTGTAATCCATTACGGGCAGATATTCGATGTGCTCAATGCCGTTGACTGTGACACCTGTTTTGACCCAACAGGTCTGTTCATCAGTAAAGTAGTTCCATCCCTTCTCGTTCTCGTAAACTGTGTATGTGGAATCGGGAAACCTCTTTTTAAGTTCTCCCCAAGCAAATGCCCAAGAGAGATATGACAACCCGTTCTTCTTCTCGATCTTGTCATTTACATTGATGCCGTTAAGTTCAGTAAAGTAGTTTTTAGGTTCAGCCATTATTCACACCGCCTTTCTCAATATCTGTATGTCGCAACAACGACCAACTTCATTCCCCTCTTATGAGGGTTTTCAAGCCAGAGTTCGTCATTCACCAACCATCCCTTTGCTAATCCAAGATGACCTTCCGTACATCTAAAATGCTTCTTGGCATTGACAACGATCTTTGTGATGCTTGATTCATACGGGAATACCAAGTAGGTCTTCTTCCGGTTCTTCTCTGTTCTTCCTATGTAGATTTCAAAATCGTTCATTTTTTCACCTCTATGCCTATGAAATAAAAATCTGTGTGTTCTTCTCTCCACTTCCGCAGGTCTTCAATGGAGTGATACTCAATCTCATCCGTGTGATGAGCACCCTTAAAGTCAACATATTTGACGATGACCTTTTTGGCTCCCAGAATGTCGAAAATGGACAACTGTCTCACAGCACACCCCTAGCAAACTTGTCGATATATTCACCCTGCTTTTCCATCCTCTTCTCGTAGAGTTTTCCTCGGAGTTCTGGGTGATCGTGTTGAAGTTTCTGTCTTGTCCGTCTGATGGTCTCAAATGATGGAAGGTTGAAGAATGAAGCGTTCCACATCACCTTCGTGAATGACAGGTGCAAGATCTCTGGGTTTGTGATGGAGTACACCCAACAAATGAGTTTTTGGTCTGAATCCCTTGTCTCTTCGTGCTCAAAAAGGACTTTTTTAACGATAGTAGTCAAGTCATTCATATGAGACCTCCTATCGAATACGGACACTCTGTGACCTTTCCAAGTGTGCGATGCCTTCAAGGTCTTTGCCTGCTTGGATGTCTGCTTTGAGCTTGGCCCTGTCGATCTCCGGTTCCTTGAACTTCAAATACTGTTCGGGAATGTTCTCAATGTACTGCTCATCCATTACAACCGATTCAGGATTGTTCTGAACCGCAATGGAGAACAAAGGTGTCTTGACCTTGGGTTCATCGGGTTTGACTGCGAGGATTGCATATTTCATTGCTTCCTCCATACCCTTTACTCTGTTTTCAAGAGCCTTCCTTCTGTCGGCAAGTCTCTTCTCTTCCGCTTTGAGCATTTCGATGTCTGCCTTGAAGTTTGCTCTGACCTTGCAATAACCCTCTAACTTGTACTCAATGTCTTCTTTGAGGTTTGCGAGAGCATCATCTAACATTGTCTGCTGTTCTTCCGTGAGTTCCCCAGACGAAGCAATCTCCGAAAAACGCAAGAACTCACCTGTCAATTCATAGATATTAGCCATTATTAGCCGCCTTTCTTTTTACCAATCTTTTGTGAAATCGATTTCCTCAAAGCCATCAAGTCTTGTGTCCTTGATCTCGATGACCTTGCCCCTCTGAACTTTGCGGAGGTATGCGTTTTCACGCTTCAATGCTTTGAGCTTCAACTCCGCAGATCTGATCGCATCCCGGTCAATGATGTGCTTGGCCATAATGCCGCCAAAGAACCCGACTGTGAGTACGATTATTGAATAGATAATGAAACCAACCATTTGTCATTCCTTTCTTCGATAGATTTCATCGAACCTGCCTTTGTAGGCTTCTTTCGCATCCGCTAATTCCCTTGTGTTTGGTGACAACTTGCACAACTCGTTTGCAATGATGTGTGATGCGATTGCTTTCTTCTCCGCTCTTGTGAAGGTCTTTACTCCGTCAAGGCAATCCCTTGCCCTTCGCCTGCTCATACACCCTGCATGAGCCAACTCCGTGAGACTTGAAAAGTTCCGACCTAGTGACGGGTACAGACCACTTGAAGCGGTCATACTTTGTCCTTTCTTGCATTTAATGCAACATCAGACTTAAAAAAATAAGACGGAATATCCTTCGCAGGTATCTTCAACACCTTGACCGCTTTCTCCAAACGCTCGACATCCCAATTTCCGCTAGATAGTGTCCTTGAAAGCGTTGAAGGTGTTATCCCTATTGCCTTTGCGAACTCTGCCCTAGTCGGAAACATACTGTCAATCCTTTCTTTGAGCTTATCCATTTGTGACCCCCTTTCGGTTTATTCGTTGCATATCTTGCAACTAATCAAAAGGTAACATTTCGTTGCAAAAATTGCAACACTTTTTGAGGACATTTGTTGCAATATTTGCAATTTGTAACACTTTGGTCATATAATGAGGTCGTGAGGTGGTTGGTATGGATAATCTTTATATAATCAAAGACAGACTTAACGAAGCAATGGCCCTGCGTAATGTAAACATTACCGAGCTTGCATCCATGTCCGGTCTTAACAAGTCCACAGTTTCCCGTTATCTGACAGGAGCGGTCATTCCCCGTTCCGTTGCCATTGGAAAGATGGCCAACGCTCTGGGTGTCTCCCCTTCTTGGGTGCTCGGCTACAATGTTACGATGGATGGCAAGGAACTGACGGAGAACATTCCCGACAACAAGGTCATCAATGAAATCAATGTGCTGTATGAGAGGTTATCACCCAACGGCCAAGAAGAATTGAAGAAGTTTGCGGAATACTTGATCGCAAGGGAGGAGAATAAATGATAACTCCTAGATGGGATGGCCACAGGTGGAGAATACAAGCAAGGAAAGACGGGAAACGATATTCCTTCTCCTCTTCCATTGAAGGTGCAAAAGGCCGCAAAGAGGTTCAACGGAAGTATGAGCAATGGTATTACGGAGAAGCAAGCGGAGAAAAGACAGTCGGCAGGGTTATGGCCGAATATCTTGACGATGTGAAGGCCAGATGCGGAGAGGATTCCCCTGCCCTTGAACAGTATGAGTGCTATATTCGCAATTATATTGCCCCTGTTTGCTCTCACAAGAAAATGAATAAAATGACCCTCCGAGATTGGCAAGGCATCTTAAACGAAGCCACAGGCCGTAATAAGGCATTGTCTGACAAGACATTGAGAAACCTCCGAGCCATAATCAATGCGATCATCAAGTTTGGCTATGAGGACTATCAATGCGAGATGCCCAGAGGTTCACTCTATATCCCCAAAGGACACTCCAAGAAGGAAAAGGAAATCCTTGACCGAGACGAAATCAGAAGGCTTATGGAACCGAGCACACTTTGGTATCACGGAGCCTTTGTCCTTGGTGTCCTCACGGGCATGAGACCCTCCGAGATATTGGGCCTACAAGTCGGAGACATAAAAGGCAACCGCATCTATATAAGAAGGGCAATCAACGCAAGAGGTCACATCACAAGCGGAAAGAACGAGAACAGCCGCAGAATGGTTCCGATAGGTGACTTCGCATCAAGCATCATTCAGGACACGATCAAGAGGAATGAGGAACACAATCTACGGACTGAATGGATATTCTGCTCCCGTGACGGAAGCCAAGGAAAGCAGAACGGAATGAGGAAGCATTGGGCCAAGCTCAAAGCGGAAAGAGATCTGTCCGGAACTGTTTATTCCCTGCGACACACATTCATCAGTTTGATGAAGATGACACCCTCAATGAGTGAAGCGGTATTGAAGGACATCGTGGGTCATTCCACAAGTATGCAAACATATAAGGTCTATGGACACATTCTCAAAGACGAAGCACGGCAGGCGGCAGAGATAATCGACCTCACTTTGGGTGACATTTTGGGTGCCAATAAGTCCATAAGTGACGGACAAACAGACTGATTAATGCCCGAAAGTCCTTGAAATACGGACATAGTGAGCACGGGTGCTCATACAAATACGGGTTCAAGTCCCGTATGCTCAACCAAAGACAAGCTGATGAAATAAGGCTTTGTGGCATCTGTCCAATTATTTGGGTGCCATTTGGGTGACATTTGTGATAAAATGATTAAACCTTATTTGAAGGGCTCTTACATCCGCCCAAAAGAAAAACCCCACCGCTTAATGCGATGGGGTCTTTCTTTGCAATAGAGGTTCCAATATGGCATTGGAGCTGAATTTATAAACTCTCCCGTCTAGAAAGGAGCCAAAGACGGGAGAGCCGATGAAGGGATTGAAGAAGATTGTCACTTCCAAATGGGTCTTCCATAACCGAGAACCTTTTTACTTCCCCATGTTCCCTTCTTCCAATTAAAGGAAGTAGGCTTCACGGAGTTGGAGCAGTTGCCCGAGTAAAAAGTTCCCGTGCCGTTCTTGTTCGTGCTTGTGACCATGCCCTCATGGCCCGTGACGAAGATAACATCACCAATATGGGGCCTGTTGCCAACGGCTATGAACCTTTTATTTTTCTTGTAATATGCCTTCTGGTTTTTGCAGGTTGCCGACTTGGAGTAACCTGATGCCTTAATCTGTATGAAGCACGAAGCGACCGAGATAGCACACCAAGGGTTCTTGCGGCAGTCTGCGTGGCATCCGCAAGCACGATTCCAAGGCTCAATTATGTACTTCTGCGTTTGGGCATACTTGGTTGTCTCGTTGTACCCTTTCCAAGAGACCCATTTGGCCTTTGCGGTAGATGCTTTCGCCATAGGTCACTTCTCCCCTTTTCCGTCATAGAGCTTCTTGGCAACAATGACGATGGCACCAAGCAGAGTGTCAAGAGCGGTCAATGTGGCCGTGATCTGTTCACAGTAAGGAACATTCCAAATGGAACAGAGAGATGCGATGAACGCAAGAACCGGAACTGCGAAGAGTGCAACTGTCTTGATGATGTCATAAGTCTTATTACTCATTGTTCTTCCTCCTATTTCATAGAAATGTATAAAAGAGCCGCCAAGATCGTGACCAAGGCGGCTATTATCAGAAATTCAACTGCGTAGAGTATCATCGTTTTTCTTTTATGTTCAACTGATTGACGATGCCATCTAACCGATGATGAGCAGATTTCGTGCTCTGCTCAACGACGACCATCCTCTCAATGAGGTTGTTATGCTTCTCCACTCTCGTTGAAAGTCCAACGATCTTCTCATTCATAAACTTCATCCGCTCATCAATGACTTTATCGTGAGACCTGTTTGAGAGTATGACCGCAATAACGGCAGGTATTCCCCCTCCGATAGCGGTCAGAAGCGATACCCAGATGTTATCCATATCAGACCTCCGTCAGAGTGTATGTGATGACCATCGACTGATTGTTCGTCTTGGTGACGGGTGAAGGCAGATTGTACTTCGTTGCCAAGTAGAATTTGGAGATTGAGTTCCAATATTCGTGCTGATTATTGTATGTAGCCAACTGCATTGACAACTGAACAAGACCTTCCCTCTGTTGCATGACGGGTGTCCTTGCAAAATACTCGTACCAATTCGCAGGTGATGAATAACCCGTGTGGTATGTCACTCCGTTATTGATAACGAAGCCTTGGCCTGCAATAACCCTGTTTGCCTTGTTAGGAACAAATACACCGCCACTAGCAAAGACACGGGCATTTCCCGTTGTGCTCTGGTCTGCCGTGCTTGCAAGGTTGACCTTTAAGAAACCGAGAGTGCCGATACCAGTATGCGGTATAGGCTGTGGGCCTGTCGTATAGTTCTTCAAATATACATAGGTTCCGTCAAACGGAGCAACAAGAGGGTACCTGTCGGAATTAAGTGAAACATCCGCATCCGTGTCAAAGTCTCCGTGGTCAAGATTGGTGAAGTCTGAAATGCGAATCTTCTCCCAATAGACCTTCCTTGCCGATGTCGAATAGAATAACCAGAGGTAGTCGTGCTCATAATCATAGAAGTATGAAGGTTGAGCGTTGAATGAAACTGTCGTTGCGACTGTGTGGGTAGTGATGCCCGTGTCGTTGAACAGCGTTCCGATCAATCCCGTCTGGGTGTACGGCATTACTATCTTGGATATAGTGACTGTCTGACCTGAACAAGCAAATCTGTACCCATAGCCATCTCTGCCTATGAAAAGGATGCAGTAAGCAAGTGTCTGTGAGTAAGGTGTCA